TTGTATTATATCACTCATTATTGTTCCTTTATTTTAAGTTACTTGGACATATTGTTTTATAGTTACAATATTTACATTCCCAATCTTCGTATGGTACACCAAACTGCCAACCGGGTCTTAATTTTTCTTCAAACAGTCCATCCTTCATTACAGATGTTAAACTAGTTAGTTCTTCCCAATAATCTTTTGCTTTATTTATCCATTCATCTGCATATACTTTTACTTCTCTAATCATGCTAGTATTTTTATTGTAAAATACTAAAAACATATTTAGTTCTTTTACATCTAATTCTTCTTTGATTGCCATACCATATGTTGCTAATTGCATACGATACTTATCAAATTCAAATGTAGGTTGTCTATTTTTCTTTATACCAAACATAGTAGACCATTTATAAGCAGCTGTTGTTTTAAGGTCATAAAGATTAAATACACCATCTTCTTCTATATACTCACCAATATCAAGTGTACCTGTTACATTATATTCATCAAGATTTACTTTTTTTTCTGAAAATATATGTATCTTCTTGTTTGTTATTTCTATTGCATTTTCTTCTAAATGATGTTTTATTGCATCTTCAAAATCTTTATGTACAACTGTACCAAGTCTTAGTACTTTGTATGATGAATCATCCATTTCATCTTGAGGGTATCCTTCAAGTCTGTACATTTGCTTACGATAACAACTACCTGCTGATGATGCATGAAACCTATTATCATCTCTGCTTTCTGAATTTTCTTGGTTTTTATATTTTAAAAAACTTATATATATATTATGTATATTCACGCTCTCTCCTTTCTGTAAATTTAATAATATTAAAGTTTATATCAAAGAATATAATGCAAAGTGGAGGTACAAGAAGGATAAACCCCCACTCTGCTATATACCACTTTAAGTGGCTGCTAAACCCCAAAAAAAGAATGCTCTTATATTTCTTTTACCTTTGTAACCTTCCTGTTCTTTCATACGTTTAAGCATTGCTCCTTTGATTTCAATACAATTCCATCTAGACCATTTTGTACCATCCATTGTATCTTCTACAAATTTCCAGAACTTTTGAGTACCATATCTAGGATGCTTTGTTACCATTTTAAATCCATCAGATGTACTTATTGTACCATTGTATCCATCATGTCCATGTTGGTAGTGTGCTTCTGCACAACATTCTTGATATGCTTCAAAAGCATTTTTAAATCTACCTATTGCAAAGTCTTGACTATGATGCGCTCCCATTATTTTAACTCCTCTCCTAGTTTATATATATCTTGTGATAAACCATCAATAATATTTTCAATTTCTTTACATGAATCAATCATTGATTGATATTGTATATTCAGTTCATTTGATAAGTTTCTGATTTTATTTAGTTTTTTTTCTACTTGTTTTTCCATTATTTATTTTCCTTATTTTAATGTCTAACTCTTTTTCTCCAGTTGCAATTGCATCTATAATTAGATTTACTATTTTATCTTCTGCTAAAGCCATTCCGACAAAAGAATCTTTGTTAGCATATAAATGTTTGTATCCGTTATCTGACATTTTAATTAAGAGTTTTTTCATGAGTATTTTACCTTTAGTTCATTATAGTTTTTTATAATAGCAAACCATTGTTTTTTATCCATTGAAGACATTTCTCTTGCTTGTGGACTTAACATATTATACATACCAGATGCTTGTATACGTTTGTATTCTTCAAACATCTCTTTTGTTATTTCATTCATTATTGACATTATTATTTCCTAATTGTTGTTGTGCATAAATTCTAAAGAATGAAGTTTCCAGATATATTCTGGTCTTCCATAAATACCTATTCTTTTTCTTGTAGTCTTTTCAAGATGTCCTTCTTTAGTCAAATCAGTAATACATCTGCGAACAGAGGTAATTAAAGTACCAACAGGCAATGCTAACATTACTTGTGATGGTGATGCTTCTTTACTTGTTTTGAATATATCAAGTATCTTTTTCTGTTGTGATTCTGCTTTTTTGTGTGATTCTTTCAAATCATTACCAGTTTCATTTGTTGTATTATAGTACATTATCTCTCCTTTATTGTTATTTAAAATTTATGGGGTGAATATTTATTGAATAAAGAGAGGTCTGACCTTTTTCACATTACATATCCATATGACTTAATGCTACTCTTATGTGCGGAATCCAATAAAACATGACGTTGTTTTTATCCACCCCATTATGATAGAAATAAATTGTCAATAATAAAAAGTTATCGGAAATAATAACTAGTTTTATACTTCTATCATTTTGTATACCATATGCTCTGTTTGGGTGTCAAGGTACAGAGCAAACCTTGTTTGAGTAACAACACATAGGGCCTCGAGTTCATTACGGCTACAACCTAACTCAGCATTGTTCTCTAGTTTAATGTTAAGGGACCTCCTACTATTCACTATAAACGCAATCACCCTTATCCTAAGATATACGAATTATAATAGCTTCATACTTCGGTCAGCCCCTTAACAAAAAAATGGCAGTTTTCGTTTTAAAAAGTGTATCACTGCCAAAAACACTTGCTATTTTCCATTATGTTTTTCTAAATCTTCAATAGACAATACCCATTTTAATGCACTACACCATCCATCATGATACGTTTCTATATGTGGAACATTTGTATTAGATTGTCTTAATTGTATTTTATCTATTAACTTTATAACAATATCATCTTTAGATTTAACTTTCATAATGCATCCTATATCCTGTAAGAAATCCTGTGTCTTCATCTTCCCAATTAACTATACTAAATGTAACTTTACAATTATCTTGAACATACATAATATCATCCCAATCAATACTCTTCCAATATCCATGTTGCAGGATTCTACCATCAGAACAATTTTTAAATCGCAACTCTTTTCTACTATATCCTTTAATACCAAGTAATAGCATTATCTTATGTTCAATAGGGTGATTAGGTTCATCAAACCTTTGATTGTGTGATTCCATGCTTACTCTCCTTATGCATTAGTTTTATTCTGCCATTAGTTATAAATACAACTGTATTTTTATTTTGTTGCTCGACACCTACAATTTTATCAGGTATCATATTTTCTAACTCTTTAAGCGTTATCATATTAACTCCTTTTGTTTATGAGCAGCTTTTACAACGTACTCAGGTTGAACAAATTTATTGGTTAAATATACCATATGATTTAGTAGTTATCAAATTCTTAGCAGGATTAGCAGAAATCCATTTAATAGTATATATTATAAGTTCATCAAATGATACCCATATAATATCACCATTCATTACTTCAGAATCTGAATAACCATATTGAATAGTATCTGTAATCTTATCTTCTACAAATAATTTTAAGCAGTTACCATTAACACTCATAAATATAGCTTTTGGCATATATCCTCCTTGATTATGATTAAATAAAGTGAATGCCCAAGTGATGTGAAAAGATGCATATAAAGTAGATAATAAGACTATCTACACACCACACACTCTACACACACTCGGACAAACATATAATGTAATAATAGGTTAATAAAAAGGGGAAATAAATCCCCTAATTATTACTGTTTTATTAGTTTAATTGGTTTAACTTCTTCTTCATATATCAATGACTTACCTGTCGCTTCAACACACATATCATTAATAGCTCTAACTCTAGCGTTGTAATCACTTATATGGTCTCTGATACTAGGAACAGGTACACCAAATGTTTTATTCCAACCTCGCTTGTTAGATGAAGTCATAACTTTACCTGCTACAGATGTCTGTGCTTCTATTAGCAAGTTTTGATAGTATTCGTACAATTCATTCGTATTCATGATTATTCTCCTATATTTATTATTAATCAAATAAAATACAAATCAAAAATAACGTAAATTCTATTTACGAAATCCCCCGTATAGGGGGTATACTATGGGAAAAAGGTTACATTTCAAAATCCTACAATTTTTTTGGGTAACAACTTGGTCATCGCTTGACATTAGCTTGACTTATGTATTAGATTCTGGGCGGTGGTTGGGTAAAGGATTATAATAATGTGTAGTAGAAAAAAATAAAAATGGCTGAATTATACAAAGGATTATCTCAATTAAGTTTAGAAGAACAAGAAGCTATATTAGGTACTATATCTCAATCATATTTTCCAATACAAATTAATGATAAAGTATTTATGATTCCAGAAGAAGTAAATGATTTAATAGATAGATTAGTTAATAGATTAGAAAAAAATGGGCATCAAGTAAATATAGGAGATATTATTGGAGAAGCAGACAATTAAAGGAGTGCCTCACTATGTATATGATACATATGAGGAATTTAAAAAAAATTGTCCTAGTGAAGAAATTCACGATAATTGGAGAACTGGTAATGAAGGAGATTGGGTATGGTCTGATGATGGTAGGATTGTTCAATTATTAAAAGTAAGTAAAAATGTAAATCATCCAGGCGACAGAAAAAATTATAAATACGCTAATGGATGGGTAAGAACTGTTGTAGGTAGTTTTTTAAATAGACACACAGTTAAAATGGATACAGATTTTTCACAACATCCAAACAGATATACATTTAGTAAAACAATCAAAGATACAAATAAACGAGTAAAAGAACGAACTAAAGTAACAAATAAAGAAAAACAATTTGCTACTAACATCGTTGTAGGTATGGGAGCTGTAAAAGCATATAAGAAAGCCTACAATGAAATGTCAGATAACAAAGCTAGTAAGAAAGCAGCTATATTACTTAAACAGGAAAGAGTTATGAAAGAAATAGAAAAGTCAGTATTAGACGTTGCAAAGACTTTAGGTATAGACCACGAGTATATATTAGGCAAACTAAAACATCTTGCTGATTATAGTGAAGATGATAACATTATATTGCAATCTACAAAAGAATTAGGTAAGATTGTTGGAACATCAGGTAATAATGTAAAACAAATAGAAACTGGTATAGTAGGAATGTTTCAAGGATTTGGTTCAGAAGATTTACAAATAGCAGGTAGAAAAAAAGAACTCCAATCTATAAAAGAAAAATAATATGTTTCAAAAAGATGCAAACAATAATATAATTGGATGCGATAAATGTGGTTCAAGAAATTTAAAAAAAGACGGATTTGCATATTGGAAAAGTAAAAAAAGACAAAGATGGCAATGCATGGCTTGTGGTAAAAAAATGCTTAATCCACAAATTATTGAAAAGTCTCCATTTGAAGCAGAAGAATTAGAAGTCGATTTTATACCAATAGATGAAATAATAAATCATCGAAAAAAACAATTTAATCAAAAATTAAAAGCAAAAAAATCTAGAGGATTAATAAATATAAAAATTAATCAAATGGGACCTATAGGTATACTTCACTTTGGTGACCCTCATGTAGATGACGATGGTACAGATTTAGCAGAAATATATTCATTATGTAATTTAATAAATAAAACAGAAGGATTATTTGGAGGTAATTTAGGAGATATACAAAATAATTGGATAGGTAGACTTCAATCATTATATGGACAACAATCTACATCTGCAAAAGAATCATGGAGACTTACAGAACATTTTGTTAATCAAGTAGAATGGTTATACTTAGTAGCAGGTAATCACGATGTGTGGAGCGGAGATGGTGACCCATTAGAATTTATTATGAGAGAACATAGTGGTGTGTATGAACAATGGGGAGCAAGACTTAATCTTATATTCCCTAATGGGAAAGAGATTCGCATTAATGCTCGTCATATGTTTAAAGGTAACTCAATGTGGAATACTGCTCATGGTGTAGCTAAAGCTGCTCAGATGGGTTGGAAAGACCATATACTTACTTGTGGACACACTCATGTATCAGGTTACCAAGTATTAAAAGACGCAGCTAGTGGACTTATAAGTCATGCAATACAAGTAGCATCATTTAAAATAATGGATAGTTATGCAGATAAACTTGGATTAGATGATAAGAATATCTTTAATGCACCAGTTACAATTATTGACCCTTATTACGAAGATGATGATAACAGATTAATTACTACTATATTTAATCCATATGAAGGTGCTAAGTTTTTAGAATACAAAAGAGAACAATGGAAAAAATCAAAACAGAAATAACAATTATATATACATACTTAAAAAAAGATTTAAGTCATTGTATCTCAAAAACTCCCTATCCAGGTCCGTGGAAAAAAAATAACAATATGCATAATATAAGTTATCGCAGGTAATGGCAAATATAAATACACAGAATATAAGTGAAGCTGAAGAAGCATTAAAACTTGCATATACAGACTTAATAGCTTTTGGTAAATTATTTTTACCTGATGATTTCTTACGAAGTGAAACACCATTCTTTCATTATGAAGTTGCTGATGCAATTGATAATAAAGAAAACAAACAAACTGCTATTATTATTCCTAGAGGACATGGTAAGACCGTATTAACAAAAGCATCTATGTTAAAAGATTTCGTCTTCTGTAAAGATGACTTCTTATTCTATGCTTGGGTATCTGCTACACAAAAACTTAGTGTAGGTAATATGGATTACATTAGACACCACCTTGAATTTAATGATAGATTAAAATATTATTTTGGAAATTTAAAAGGAAAAAAATGGACAGAGGAAGATATAGAGTTAAGTAATGGATGTAAACTTATTAGTAAAAGCAATGTCGCAGGAATCAGAGGTGGAGCAAAACTACACAAAAGATATGACCTCATCGTACTTGATGACTTCGAGCATGAGGCAAACACAATTACGCAGGAAGCAAGAGATAAAAATGCTAATCTTGTTACTGCTGTTATCTATCCCGCTATTGAGCCTCATACTGGTCGTCTTCGTGTTAATGGCACTCCTGTACATTATGATTCATTTATTAACAATCTTCTTAACAGTTATGCGAAATCTCAAAAAGAAAATAAAGAGTTTGCTTGGAAAGTAATTACATATAAAGCATTATTAGATAATGAAACGCCATTGTGGGCATCTTTCTTTACTAGAAAAAAATTAGAAGAAAAGAAAAAGTTTTATTCAGATAGTGGTATGCCACAAAAGTTCTATCAAGAATATATGATGGAAGTTCAATCTGAAGAAGATGCTATATGGAAAAGAGAACATATTAGATATTGGAATGGGTACTTTAAAAATGAAGATGGTGCTAATTATATTGTAAAAGATGGAGAAGATATACCAGTTAATACATTTATTGGATGCGACCCTGCCACAGATATTGATACTAAGCATTCTGACTATAGTGTTATAACTGTTATTGCGATTGATGCTAATAATGAATTATATGTATTAGAATATGAAAGACATCGCAGTATTCCTACCATAGGTTCTAAGAATCCTGAGACTGGAGATATAATAGGAAAAAAAGGTGTAGTAGATATTATTATAGAATTACATCAAAAATACAATTGCACATCATCTACAGTTGAAGATGTAGCTATGAATCGTAGTATATTTCAAGCAATGAATGATGAAAGAAGAAGATTAAATAAGTACGATATATCCGTAATACCACAAAAACCAGGCGGTACACAGAAACGAAATCGCATTTATTCTGGACTTTCTGCACGTTTTAGTACAGGAACTGTCTATTTAAGGAAAAATATGTTTGATTTAATTAACGAAATCCTTACTTTCGGTCCTAAAATGGCTCATGATGACACTATTGAATCACTTTATTACGCACAAATACACGCATTTCCGCCAAGTATGAAAAAAAGTAAAGATAAAAAATCATGGTTCAAGCCAAAAAGAAAAGCTAAAAGTTGGTTAGTATCGTAAGGAGTATATATGCCTAAGTTTGGTAAAAGGTCAAAACAACGATTAAGAGGAGTAGACACTAGACTTGTTAATGTTTTAAATGAACTTATTAAGATTATGGATGTTACAATTATTGAAGGATTGCGGAGCAAGCAACGACAGGAGATATTACTAAAAGAAGGCAAAACTAAAACTAAGTTTAGCAAACATATTGAAGGAAAAGCTGTAGACCTCGCTCCGTATCCTATAGATTGGGAAGATAGAGATAGGTTTCATTATATGGGTGGAATGATTAGAGGAATTGCAAAACAATTAAATATTAATGTTCGTTGGGGCGGCGATTGGGATAGTGATGGCGAAACACGAGATAATCGCTTCGATGATTTAGTCCATGTGGAGATTAAAGATTAATGCCAAGAGTAACAAAAAAATCTAAAGCACAAGTAAATAAACAAATATGGGATAAAGTAAATAATTCTCATAGACATAGATGGCAAAGTGTAAGTCAAAAAGGATATGATTTTTACTTAAACGAACAACTTACAAAAGAAGAATTAACAATGTTGGAAGAATCTGGAATGCCAACATTTACTATAAATAGAATAACCCCTATTATAGAGATAATGAAATACTTTGTAACTGCTAATGACCCTAAGTGGAAAGCAGTAGGAGCAACTGGAGATGATGTAGATGTTGCTCAAGTACATGCTGACGTAGCAGATTATTGTTGGTATTTATCAAATGGTAAATCATTATATAGTCAAGTAATACTAGATTCACTTACTAAAGGATTAGGATACTTTCTTGTAGATATTGATAAAGATGCTGATAGAGGAATTGGAGAAGTTTGTTTTAAAAGACTTGACCCTTATGATGTATTTGTAGACCCTGCTAGTAGAGATTTTTTATTTAGAGATGCGAACTTTATTCAAATAAGAAAGAATATTGCCAGAGCAAGACTAATAAATATGTTACCTCAATTTGAAGCAAAGATTAAAAAAGTAACTAAAGGTAGTGATGTAGTATCATATTCACAAAGAGATATTGATTTTACAGATAGTATTCAACCTGAAGATTTGACATATGGTGTTAATATGGATGCTGAAGATGACGACATTGTGCCATATTACGAAACATATAGTAAGAAAAAATTTAAATACAGAAATGTATATATTAAGATAGAACCTTCTGAATCTCAACTTGTTATGTTAAAAGAACAAGTACAAGAACAATTAGATTTATATAGACAAGAAATAGAAGTAGGTTTAATTGAAAAACAAATGCAAATTGAACAACAAGTCCAAGAAGGTGAAATAATTCCAGAACGAGCAAGATTAATGATTGATAATTCTCAAAAGATGGCTGCTCAAGCAATACGAGAAAGAGAAATGGAATTAATATCTCAAGCTAGAGATGAAGCTACTATTATTAAAGAACAAGTAATGAGTGAAGCATCATACAAAAAATTTGAGGCAGATAAAAACTTTTCTAAAAATATTGTTGATTCTGTAGAGTTTTATGAAAATAGAATAGTAAAAACAGTTAGTGTAGGAGATGACACATTCTTATATGAATCTATTATTCCTATTAGTGAATATCCTATTGTACCTATCTCTTATATGTATACAGGAACACCATATCCTATGAGTGCAGTAACTCCTCTTATAGGTAAACAACAAGAAATAAATAAAGCACATCAGATAATGCTACACAATGCAAACTTATCTTCTAATCTTAGATGGATGTACGAAGAAGGTTCAGTACCAGAAGATGAATGGGAAAAGTATTCTTCAGCGCCTGGAGCATTATTAAAATATAGAAGTGGATTTTCTCCACCTACTCCAATACAACCAGCACCAATCAATAATGCATTCTTTACAGTTGTTCAACAAGGTAAAGCAGATGCAGAATATATTAGTGGTGTACCTAGTGCAATGATGGGATTTTCTCAAGACCAAGCAGAAACATATCGAGGATTACTTGCTAATGATGAGTTTGGTACTAGAAGATTAAAAGCATGGATGAATAGTATTGTAGAACCTTCACTTGAGCATTTAGGTAGAGTATTTAAAATGATGGCTCAAAAACATTATACGATTGAAAAAGTATTTAGAATCGTACAACCAATGGCAGGTAATGATGAAGAAAGAGAAGTAAGAATAAATGTAAACCTCTACAATGATTATGGTAAATCTATTGGTAAATATAAAGATTATGCATCTGCAAGATTTGATGTAAGAATAATTGCAGGCGCAACATTACCATTAAATAGATGGGCATTATTAGAAGAATATTTTAGATGGTATCAATCTGGATTAATTGATGATATTGCAATGTTAGCTGAAACAGATATTAGAAATAAAGATAAGATTGTTGAAAGAAAATCACAATTAGCTCAAATGCAAAGTCAATTACAATCTATACAAGAATTAATAAAAGATAAAGATGGAACAATCGAAACACTACAACGTCAATTAGTACAAGCAGGTATTAAGATGAAAGTAGGAGATGCAAATACTGAAATACGAAAAGATGTTCTTGAAACTGAAGCACAACAAAAACTTCTAAGAGGAATGTTAAAAGTTGAGTTTCAGAAAATGAGAGACGAAATGAAAAACGACATGGAATCTAGTAAGCAAGACGTTGCTAAGAACGAGCAATCTTAATTATTGCATTTTAGATTTTATAGTTGCTAAATTAAAATAACCTTAAAATAGGAGATAGTATGTCAGAACAAGTAGGTAACGCTCAAGTAGCCCCCGAAAGTACAAACGTACAAGATGCAGTCATGAACGGCTCAAGTGATTTTTTTGAATCATTAGATAGAAAAGTTAATGGAGGCATATTAGACGAACCAACACAACCAACCTCGGTACAAAGCGATAACACGCAGTCGAGCCCCAATGTAGAAGTTCAACCGCAAGATGACAACGAAGTCTTGCAAAAACGATATAGCGATTCAAGTAGAGAGGCTAAAAGACTCAATGGAAAACTAAAAGAAATTGAACCTTATATGCCTATTCTAGACGCTATG